GTTAATTTTACTCAAGGAGCTTAACCATGTCAGAGTACAAACTGCTGAAGGAAGGGAATGCTGGTCGTATCCGGAGTCTTATCGACGTCTCCTACCAATTACGAAAACTTGTTCAAACTCTCCCCGTTATAGAAGGTCTCCCTGATTCTATCAGAGACACACTTCTCAAAGAGTATCACAGTCTGCTCTCTTCTAAAACCGACGCCTTGAAGGCCTCTCGCTTTAATGAAGAGATAGTCGTGAATACCGATGACAATATGTCATCCGTAACGATTTCAAATTTTGAAATCCTTACAGAGACGGTCGAGGGTAAGTTACAAGTTCAAGTGATTAGGTTGGATGATGGTCGTATGACCCGGATACTTTCTAGTCATTCAATTCCTTTCACCAAGTTGTTCGATGATCGTGGTTAAGTCAGAAAGTGGAAAATTAACTGTGTTATCTAGTGGATCGGAAACCATCTCATAAGGGAACGTCTCCCTTGTACAAGGTCAGCATCCTAGAAAGGAGCTATGACATGAGTAATCCAAAGGAGTACTCACTTGAACAGGGAATGCGCTCGCGCTTATGGGTAATAGACGTTCCAAAGCATTATCAAGAGGAATTTATTTCTCTAGTTATGCGTTGGTACCATTGTTCTGGGGTGGAGTGGACAATCTCAAGACTGAAAGGTCTTAAGGTTGACCTCTACCGCCGTAAAGCGGGTTTAGACCCTCTCTCACATGTTCGTAAGAACAGAAGAGGTGATCTTGCTGGTTGCATAGGCGGTTTGTTCCGCTATGCTGACAAGTCAGACAAGAACTTCCGTAAGGTTGTTCAGACTCTGATGTGTTATTCTGTGTTTATTCACAGTAAACCAACACCCACACAGATAGAGAAGTTTGTGACTGCTCTTTCTGCGGACCCTCCTATCATCGATAGGAAGTACGGAAGGATGTTCCAATCCATCCGTAAGAACTTTGGTGAGAGACCGGTTAAGCGTCAGAAAGATGTATCTTTCTTGCTTTTCCGAGGTTCATCTGAGAAGAGGAAACCATCATTGGGATTCTCTTCTACACCTCAAGACAGAGATGTCTTGGCGGATGCATTATCCATTGTGGATAATGAGATGTACCTGCATGTGTTCAGACACTGGGACCTTTATGGTCCTGTATTTGAAGGGATTAGTCTCCCTGAGCCTACGCACCTCAGATTAAACTATCTGAAGCGGAAGCTCGCACATGAGAGTGCACCTCTGTATGGTGGCAAGGTTGCTTTCATACAAGAGGCAGGCGGGAAGCTACGGTCTGTAGCCTCTCCTTTCATGGGTCATCAGCTTGCTTTACAGCATTTTGGTGACGCGGTTTACGGTTTGATCCGTGAACTTCCATGGGATTGCACTCATGACCAGTCTCGGCCTATCCGTGGCCTCCAATCCCACCTTGAATCCGGTCAGACAGTTCATTCTGTTGACCTTAGTGCTGCAACTGACTACTTTCCACTGGAAATCCAGTCGCGTTGCATGCGTGCCATTTTCGGTAATCTGTCCGATATCACCTTGTTTGAGGAGATATCTCGTTCCCTATGGAAATCACCTATTGGTGAGGTCCAGTGGAAACGGGGACAGCCCTTAGGATTATATCCTAGTTTCGCAGTATTTACTGCAACACATGGATTGCTCCTTTGGTACCTTAATGGTTGTAAGCACAACGAAGATTTCTTCGTGGTTGGCGACGATGTCGTTATTACTAACGATCATCTTTACCATGCTTACATCGCAACACTTCAAGAGTGGGGGTGTCCTTATTCACCTGATAAGAGCATTAGCTCTAATCAGATCTGTGAATTCGCTGGGAAAGTAATTACCCCGCGAACTGTTATTTCACAGTACAAATGGAGAGAGATGTCTAACGACAACTTTATCGACATTTGTAGACAATTAGGACCCCGATCTAGAATTCTTCTCTCTAAACAGCAGAAGGAAGTGTTTGATAAAATCAAACATGTTTCTCTTCCGCTGGGTCTCAATTTCAGTTATGAGGGTAGTACCCTATATGAAATGGAGACCAATTCTGCTTCTGTCTTCGGACAGGCAGAGGAGAAGATTTTAGAGTCATTGGTGGACCTAGCTGGTGTGGTGTGGAAGAACCTTCACGGTTCCCCTCCACCATCCAGCGACGATTTCAAGAGCTTGCCGTCTGTTGACACAGATGTCTTGCTCATGAAAGTCGCAACCTTCGACGAGAAGGTTCGTGACGTCCTCCGGACAATGCTGCCATGGTTTAATATTAACATTAAACCGGGTGCAGTATCCGGAGTACCTCGAGGACTCGGTAATACCGAGTTACCTCTGGCTACTCCTGATCCTTCAAGAGTAACTAACTTGAAGAGGTACAGACAGGCATTAGGCCTATAGTCTATACCCTTTGCGGGAACCATTCC